CAAGTTTGGAGAGTTTAATTTTTCATAATCGTGCGGGGCCAGATGAAGCAGAAATAACTTTAGACGAAATAATGAAATTACTACACGTTCCCCTAAAAGACGGTGAGTGATGTTGCAAGACGTTCAACCAGTAAGCAGAGAAAAAATATAGATCAAAAAGGAAAACAAATGAATTTACCATCTAATATATCCCTGTCTATGCAGGTATGGTTAGCCAATGATACTTACGATCATAATACTGATCCTCTTACAATAAGTGCTACTGGTTTATTAAACTCTATCAAGCAAATTATATTGACAGGTAGAGTTAAAACTGAACCGGGATTAGCAAATGTAAATGTCCTAGCTGCTAGTAGAATTGGAACAGCAATTCATGACAGCGTAGAAAACGCTTGGACAGGGGATGTAGTCCCTCTTTTACGCAAGGTAGGTCTTCCAGAGAGTATCGCTAACAGAATTGTTGTTAACGCCACTCCAGAGCGCTTAAAAGAGCTCTCTGACCCAATCCCTGTGTATCTAGAGCAACGTGCTCATAAAAAAGTAGGTAATTACACTATTTCAGGCAAATATGACATTGTTTTTAATGGAAAGCTTGAAGATGTAAAATCTACAAGCACCTATACCTATGTAAATAAAACTAACAATGACAAATTTGCGATGCAAGGAAGTATATATAGATGGCTTAGTCCAGATATCATTACTGATAATAATATGCTGATCCAGTATGTATTTACAGATTGGAAAGCCATGCAAGCTAAAACAGATCAAAGTTACCCACCATGCAAAGTCATGGCGGTGGAACTGCCGCTATTATCTATAGCAGATACACAAAGATATATTGTGGATAAGCTTAATGCTATGGAACAGTATTGGAACAGCTCAGAAGAAGACATTCCCCCTTGTACGGAGGAAGAGCTTTGGAGATCTGCTCCAATGCACAAATATTATAAGAATCCTGCTAAAAAAGCCCGAAGCACCAAGAACTTTGCCGTGCATGGGGATGCCATTAGTAGACTAGCCGCAGACGGCGGCGTTGGCGAAGTAGTGACAGTCCCCGGCGAAGTAAAAAGATGCCTATATTGTGACGCATTTGATGTCTGTAAACAAAAAGACAACTATATCGCTGACGGCTCATTAAAAATGTAACTTAAGGATAATACTATGAAAATGTATTTCAACAACCTGCTGTCTAGTACAGCGGCTCTACTAGGATATTCTCTATTCCTAAACCCGAAACTAACCCGTAAAGCTTCGCTTTACCCTCGTAAATTACACGATACAACCCCGTTTACTCAGTATACTTTTGATTTCATTACGCATATGCACACTGAAAGAAAAAGGTATAATGTTACTGCAAGACTGAATGGACAGCCAATAGTGACTACCCATGAACTCGTAGCAGAGGTTAACAGTCAAATGGGAACTAATAAATCTAGATCAGCCATTGCACGAGTATGGCAGGGTAGTATTGATAGAGATTCTTTAGCAACAGGCCACGCATACTTTGAATGGAAATAAGATGAAATCATATGACGCAATGGACTATCACCCAATAGCTGACAAGCTAGTGGATGTACTGTGCCAAAAAACACAAAGCACTAACAGACTATTCTTTCATGTAATGGTGTCTTACTACCTTACTAAAGTAGCATCTATGATGCGTGCATCTGTAAATACTCATGACAGAGGCAAAATACCTGTAAACTGTTACGCCCTCAACCTAGCCTACTCAGGTGAAGGCAAAGGGCATTCAACCAATATTGTTGAGGAACAAGTTATTAACACATTTAAAGAAAGATTCTTAGAAGAAACTTTCCCAAAAATGAGTGAAGCTAGCCTTGGCAAATTAGCTATTAAGCGAGCCATCAAAAAGAATGTTGATGAAGGTGAGGAATTACTTAGGACAACCAAGGAATTTGAACTCCTAGGTAATTTCGCATTCTCGTTTGATAGTGGTACAACCGCAGCTGTAAAACAAATGCGTCAAAAGCTTTTGATGTCAGACTGTGGATCCATGAATATGGAGATAGACGAAATTGGCTCAAATCTTTTAGGCAATATTGACGTACTTAACACATTCTTAGAATTATTTGACGTAGGTAAAGTTAAACAAAAACTAACCAAAAACACTGCAGAGAATCTTCGAGGCGAGGAAATTGACGGCAAAACGCCAACAAACATGATGCTCTTCGGTACTCCTGCCAAGTTACTTAACGGCGGCAGAGTAGAAGAAGAATTCTATGCTATGTTGGAAACCGGCTATGCACGTAGATGTCTCTTTGGATATGTTAAATCATCCACAAGGAACACTTCACTTACTCCTGAAGAAATCTATGACATGCTTACAGATAATAGCGCAAATACTTTCTTGCAGACACTGTCTAATGACTTAGGTAAATTGGCCCACCCATCTTACTTCGGTACAACAATAGATATTGATAAGAGTGTTAGCTTATTGCTCATTGAATACAAGATCGCTTGTGAGAGGGCAGCCAATGGCTTGTCTGATCATGAAGAGATTCGTAAAGCAGAGGTAGCCCACAGATATTTCAAAACATTGAAATTAGCAGGCACATATGCATTCATTGATAACAGTCCAGATCTTACTGAAGATCACTTATATAACGCTATCAAGATCGTGGAAGACTCAGGCAAAGCGTTTGAGTCACTACTAACGAGAGAGCGTAACTACACCAAACTTGCAAACTATATTGCACATATTGGCAGAGAAGTTACTCACGTTGATATGGTCGAGGATCTGCCATTCTATAAAGGCAGCGAGAACCAAAAACGAGAGATGATGACTCTAGCTATTGCCTATGGTTACAAAAATAATATCATCATTAAGAAAAGTATCACAGACGGTATTGAATTCCTTATTGGCGAAGCCCTTAAAGAAACCGATACAACCAAGATGGTTATCTCTTACGGTACACAGTTAGCAGAGAATTACAAATGTGAATATGTCCCATTTGACAAGCTTCACACGCTAACTCAACTGCCTAATTACCATTGGGTTTCTCATCATTTATATGAGAATTATCGTAAAGAAGATCATGTTATTTCTGGCTTTAATATGGTAGTATTAGACATTGATGATGGTGTAAGTATGGACACAGTACAGCTACTGTTAAGAGATTATACTTCATTAATATATACTACAAAGAGGCATACAGATGCAGCTAATCGATTTAGAGTGCTGCTTCCAATGTCTCATACACTTAAGTTAGATGCTAATGAGTTCAAAGAATTTATGAATAACATTTTTGAATGGCTTCCATTTGATGTTGATAAGCAAACTAATCAACGATCTAGAAAATGGCAGACATTTAATGGTAAGCATGAGTATAACTCAGGCAAGCTATTAGACTCACTTCTCTTCATACCGAAAACATCTAAAAATGAAGAAAGAAAGAAAGTTATCAATGATCAACAATCTCTTAATAATGTTGAGAGATGGTTTATCGATAACACTGCTACAGGCAACCGTAGCAATCAATATATCAGATACGCACTAATGCTTGTAGACTCTGGTATGGATATTAATGCCGTACAAAATAATCTTATTGGTCTTAACAATAAATTATCAGATAAAATGAGCGAAGCAGAAATCTTATCTACTATTTTGGTAACTGCATCTAAAGCAATACACAAACGAGACTCATTGTAGTATCGCCTCCGGCGATTACTTTAACTTTTTAAATATATGGAATAAACATGAACGATAATCTTGTACTAATTAGTGGCAAAACTGCTACTGGTAAATCTGCATCTCTACGAAATATTGGTGATCCAAAAGGAGTCATTTATCTTAATTGTGAAAACAATAAGAAACTGCCTTTTAAGGGAGCGTTTAGGGAAGAAATTATTATCGACCCTAAACAAATATACGACATTTTAGAGACAGCAGAGAAACATAAAAATATCCATACTATCGTTATTGATAGTCTTACATTCGCTATGGATATGTTTGAATCTGTTCACGTATTAACATCAGCAAATACAATGAAAGCATGGGGCGAATACGCCCAATTCTTCAAAGTATTGATGAGTCAGTATGTAGCAAAGTCAACTAAAAATATTATCTTCATCGGTCATACACTTACAGTGATGGATGAGAAAACTTTGGATAGAGAGACCAAAGTAAAAGTAAAAGGCTCTCTCATGAATAACGGTATTGAAAGTTTCTTTTCAACCGTAATAAGCACAAAAAAAGTGCCAACAAAAGTTCTAGAAGAATACAAGTCAGATCTTCTGAACATAACACCTCAAGAGGAGGCGTTAGGCTTTAAGTATGTGTTCCAAACACAGCTCACTAAAGAGACAGTGGACGAAGCCATAAGAAGCTCTATGGGCATGTGGACTATAGATGAAACCTACATTGATAACGATGTACAATTGGTCATTGACCGCTTGCACAGTTATTACAAATAATATTAACCTAAATATAAAGGAGACATTATGTCTTTACTAAGTAATCTTGAATCAAATGACGACATCCAAAGTGACAAAGACTCAGTTGGAGGCGGATCATTTCTAGTTGACTCAGGTCTTCATCGCATGAATATCGAACTAGCTTACATTGATCAATCAGCAAGAGGCGCTCTTTCATTAAACCTGCATTTAACAGGTGTTGATAGTGGCTCAAACGTACGTCAAGTAATTTGGATCTCAAGCGGAGATGCCAAAGGTAACAAAAGCACTTACATTGATGCTAAAGGCAAGAAACAGTATCTTCCAGGGTACAAATTAGCTGAATCACTCACTGAAGCTGTTCTTAAAACAAAAATGAATGCTGTAGAAACAGTAGAAAAAGTTGTGAACCGTTGGGACTTTGATGCTAAAGCAGAAATTCCACAAAAAACAGCAGTGATTAGTGACCTTCTAGGTAAAGAAATCCTAGCAGGTATCATTAAACAAACAGTTGATAAAGTGACTGACAATGGCTCTGGTAAATGGGTTCCAAATGGTGAAGTTAAAGACGAAAACGTCATTGACAAATTCTGGAACGCTGCTGGCTTAACAGCAACCGAAGTTAAAGCAGGTGCTAACGAAGGTGTTTTCACTACCAAATGGGCGAAGAAATTTGAAGGAGCATATCCTGACAAATCAAAAACAGGCCGTGGTAACGCAGCCGCACCTTCTGTCGGCACACCGACAGCAGCTACGCCCGCAGCAACCTCAAGCTTATTTGCTAACGCTTAATGAATAAGCCTATAGCATATATTGCATGTGATCCGGGAGCTAAAGGGTATTATTGCCTTTTAGTTCCCAGCACAAAAGATGTGCAATTTTACTCAAATGTAGAAAAGCCAAAAGATATCGCTGAATGGCTCACTTCCGCTAAAAATCGCTTTGATATTCCCGTAGTTATGATAGAAGATGTGCATACTTTATTTGGAATGTCAGCCAAGTCTAACTTTAGCTTTGGACGTAATGTCGAAAGAGTAAATGTAATACCACAAGTGGTGGGATTATCAGTAGGCTTAGTAACTCCTAAAGTATGGCAAAAGTTTGTAGGTGTAAAAACCAAGGGCAAAGCTATTAAGAACGAAGTGGCTAGTATATGTGACCGCCTCTATCCTGATGCCTCTATTAGAGGCTCAAAGGGAGGCTTACAAGACGGTAAAAGCGATGCCTTAATGGTTGCACACTATGCAAGCCAAACATTTAAATCTTAACAAGGAAACACGATGGATATCACACTAAATAATACAGAGATAAATCATGCTCTAGAAAAATACGTATCTCACCAAGGAATCAACCTTGATGGAAAACATGTGGAAGTAGCTTTCACCGCAGGCCGAGGTGCTAATGGCAATACAGCTGTTGTAAGCATTATGAGCCCAGATGTCACTTTAACAGCAACGCCTGTTGAATCCATAAATCTAAAGAATGTGGATCAATTCGACTTACCTTTTGTAAAAACAAAAGCTACAAAAGAAACTGCCGAAGAACCAACAGACGACTCTAGTCTATTTGGAGCCTAGTGATGTTTAAAAAAATATTTGAGAGCCTAAGTGTAATTGGAATAATTATAACAATTGGATCAATTTTATTTGCAATATTTATCATTGGCCCAATGCTTGCCTTAGCCACTACAGTTATTGTAGGCTTTTTGGCCATAACAGTACTTGTTTTCCCTGCCGAAAAAAAGACAAGGAAAAACAAGACTACTGACTAGATATAAACTCTGGAATGCTTGAGGTCACCACGCCTCCAAAGGCCTGATCCCAAGCATTTCCAGCGATATTCCAATGAAATCTATTTTCAATAGAGTCTTCTCCAATAAGAGAAGCGTCATAAACAGTAGGTACATCTATTGTTAGCATATTAACTGCTAAGAATGCTAGAATGCCCGCAGGATTTCCTTTAATAGAGCGCCCTTTACTGTCTTGTCTGCCAACCATGAGTTTTACAAGAATGGATTGTATTCTGATAAAGAACTTAGTAAACATCCAGAAACCCATATCATTCATCCATTGAATATACTTATGTGTTAGCGGATCATAGTTAATGAACGACTCCACCACATCCCCAATAGAGTCTTTTGAGCTCACACCATTCTTTAAATTATGCTGATGCAATGAGTATCTGGCAACAAAATCACTTATTTGAGTAACATCTCTTAATGCTTTGTATAGACCTGTATCCTGCGTCACAAATATATTTTTACCAATGGTTTTAAAAACATCTGGTACATAAGCAGCAGCAGGAGCCAACCTCTTCTCTAAATTACTTTTAAGATTAGATTTACTATCCTCAAGCACAACATCCTCCACAATGGTTTGTTGTACTCCTGCTTCAGACAGTTCAGTTACTGCATTTGTAGCCAACCTTTCTTCTACAATAGTTAAATCTCCTTCAATTGAAGCAATAGAGCGATCAATTACCGCAATAGCAGCATCTTTAGCTCTCTGGGTAGGGAGGGCTAGAATGCGATTAGAGCTTTTACTTTGGCCTAATGTCTTAATCTTTTTTTCAAGCTTTAGACGCTCTCTTGTATACTTTTTGTAGTCTTTGAGCGCTAAAGAAGCCTCCTTATAGTCAGCTAATATCTGTCTGAAAGACACACCTCTCATCATCAGCATTGCAGTGTTACTAAGAATATTATCTCTAAGCACTACAAAGGACTTGATAACAATAATATCTTTTACAATTTTGTACACATCTTGCACAAAGTTCTCAAGTGATCGCATCATTGGTCGATTAAGAAGTAACTGTGCTGTATTACCAAATATACCTCTTTCAACAGAAGTATCATTTGTTTTGCCAATATCTGTTATAGAGAACTTACGTCTACCAAACACAAGATCCACAATCTCACCCCTAACATAAAGATGATCTGTTCCGAACACATCTTTTATTTGTCTTCTCATAGGTTGAGGAAGCATTCTATATATTTCTCTGTGGTGCTTGTTAGTGGAGTTAGGCCCAATCTTAACAAAGTGGCCTTTATCTGCAGTAGAGAAAGTCTCTTTAAACTCAGTATACAAAGTCTTTACAACAGTGTTGTTAATAGATCTAGCCGCTACTTTATCACTAATCCCGGCTTCCATCTTGCCCAACACCTTTTCAAGAGAATTATCTCTTTCAAGAATAGCATCCTTAGTGGATTCTTCCATTACATATCTGTATCCAGATATAGTTCCGTCTTCTCTATTAATAGGAACAACTAAGTTATTCTCCGCTGTATCTATAGGTACAGAAGTACCATCTAATATGGCTTGTCTTTGTCTACGTTTGATAGCCCTAAGTTGATTAAACTGTATTTGGGCTGCTTTAGCAGGATCACCCACACCACGTTGTTGGCTAATGCCGGTCAAATCGTTACCTATAAATCTCTCTTGGTTAATAGCAATGATAGATCTTTGGTACGCTGTGTTTTGAGAATTTTTATTTACATACATCACTAAGCCATCCATGCCCTTATGAGCAGCGTCTAGTTTTAGATTAGAATCAGATACTTTCAAAAAGCCATCTTTCATCATCTCTTCTTCGTCTGCTATAGAGCCAAATTGCATAGAAATATTTTCATTATATATCTCTTTAGAAAACCCTTTTCGTACCATTTCTTTTTTACCTTCAAAAAGTTGGTCTAAGGATTGTTTTTTATTTTCTTTGAGCAACTGTATTGTAAAGAAGATGCCACCTGCTGTCTCATCCCTGTAGTTTTCAGTTTTCATTACATCAAGCGTTGCTTTCTTATGGGACTTCGGTGTTTTGATCAATGCACGCAAAGTAATAAGATTATCTAGTAGAGCAGACGTTTTATCAAATCCGCCTTCAGGATGCTTAACCTTACGGTTAAAACCACTCTCGTACATCATTGCAATATTATGCGCATTACCTAGTGTATCTACTTGGGTCATTCTTCCTTTTACCATAAGATTAGCCAAGCTTTCCGAGTGTGCTAAATACCAATTACTTACCTCTGGGTCATAATTAGCTTTAATAAAGTCTTCAATACTATCTACCTCAGCAAAAAGCTTCTTACTGTCTTCTTCCATAAAGCCTTCCATCTCTTTCATGGAATAATCAGCATCCAATACAGATATGTCTGTGCGTACCAATGTCTTAGTTAATGACTCACTAACAGAATCACTGAACTTTGTTTTGTATGCTGTCAATACATCTTCACGAGTGAAGTTATCAATTGCTTTATGTTGCTGATCCAATTTCTTATTAGAGTATGATAATAGTTGATGCCAGAATCTAGCGTCAGGGGTTACTCCCCGGATCTCTCTGTATAAGCTAGAAAGCAAACCTTCGGCACTAACACCCATTCTTCTACGAACACCTGCTATAACTTCAGTGTACCTATCCCAGTTAGAAAACTTAAACTTAGATACAATGCCGCCTACTGTTCTTACAGTTTTATATTTATTCTCAACTATAAACTTACTATCAGCAGCGCCTTTAACACCTTTCGTAATAAAATTAACAGATCTAGCAATAACTTCATCATTAGCAAATGTGAATGCTTTATTAGCTAAGCTTATTTTGTTTTTAGCACCACCCTCTATTTCAGCAAACTTTTGAGCAACAAAACGTAATTGTTGGCTCATGTCAAGATTTTTAGCATCAACGAACTGCTTATTAAAGAGCCCTACAAAGACGGTAAGTAAATCAATAAATTTATCAAAGAAAGTTCTATCTTTCCCTTTAACTTTCTTCTTGCTTTTTACTTTAGACAGCGCCGTCATAAAGTTTTCGTTAGACAAGCCAAGAGCGAAGAACTCGTGCAGGTGGTCATTTCTTTTGTGCGTGTGTGGCTCAGTAGTATAGACATCCCTATGGCTTACAATGCGTGAAGCAGTATTATTAAAGATATAATTGTATCTTCTTTTAGCCTCATTAACTTCCTGAAGATTAGTTGTATCGTTGTAGTCATTAAGGAACATTCTGAAATCTAATTCAGAGTTCCCTCTTACTTCATCAAATAACCCTTGTAAGAATCTTGCAGCATCGCTGCTGCCGTTGATAGCAGCCTGGGAGATAGCATGAAGTATCTCATGTGTATACGTTTCCTGTGTAGACATTCTTATGCCATTCACAGAGGCTGCAGAAGCTGATTGGATTAGTATCTCTTGTGAACCATCTTTACGAATGATGTATTTACCCTCAGTCTCATCTCCAGCTTTCTTTAGCCGCACTTTCATACCATCAATAGCCTTACTGACACCTAAGTCAATAAGCAGCTTTCTCATGTATGTTTGATGCGCTGAGTTTTCAGACTTATTTCCATAGTTAACATCACCAAGTGTGTCAAACAAACTGAGTGTATCTTCGCCGGTTATAGTCCAAGACTCCGTAGCCAAGAATTTATTAGGGTCGATTGTAGTATTAGGGGCTGATCCAAGAACTGTTTTAAACATCAACTTCATTTGGTCGTTCATATCAACAAGCTCCACCGCATCAAAAAGCAGTTGCTTATTTTCTCCACTAGCTAACCATGTTTTGCCTACTTCATTGTCAGGCTCTTGAAGAATACTTAATTCATTGTTTGCGTCAAACCCAGCAATAATCCCGTGACTTAGCGCTGCTTGCCAATGAATATCCGCACTTAGTTTTATGGCCTCTTCTTCACTTTCACGAGCTATTGTGGCTATCTCTTCTGAGTCAGCATTATCAATGCTTGCACTAGTTGGTGAGCCAAGGTCTTCCGATTCGTCTACCTCTACCTTGCCATTTCCGAATTGATTGCTAATCCCCCCATTCTCTTCAAAAAGCTCTATTTCATGGGCTAGATTATCTATTGAGTTATTCATAGCCCACTTATATTTAGTTTTATTTAGCATATTGGCCACTTTTGTATCAACCCTATCTATCAACTCTGGGTCATTCAGTATTGGTGTGCTAGTTCCTTTACTTTCTTGGTACTCTTTAAAGCTTTCTAGAGTTAGATTATAATCTTCTAGAGCAGCCTTCTTAATATTAAAGTTTTTATTGGATCGCCAGAAAGAGTCATTAGCTACCTTCGTCCCAGCATGGACGTCTTTAACTCCAAGCATAATAGCATCATGTACACCAATCATAGGTACAGGTGTGTCATACATCTCATACATATTAAAAGAATCTATACTATGAATTAAAAACACCAGTGCTTTATGAGATCGTGCTTCATATGAAGTATGCTTTGGGTTTAAGGAAAATTGTTTGACATTTTCACCTTGTTTAATTGTACCGTCATTTATAGAGGAGGTATTATTAATTGAGCCCGCACCATTACGATAAAACTGTACGTTATCTTTGCTTCTTATAAGCTTTTTTGCAACATCCTCTAAGATACTCGCATCTATTAAGCTTTGCGTTGTATTTTGGGCTCTTAGACTTGCAACCTCTTTTTTATACAGATCATTAGAATCTCTATAAGCAGCTTTTTGTAGGCTCCAAAGCATGGCACCAGTTCTATCTTTAACTGAATCCCTTCTACCACTAATTGCTGTGGTCATTTTAGGAAGTAAGCCCGCTTTATCTAACTTGTCTATAATGCCTTTAATGTCGCCCTTAGTTACATTTGTGCCTTTCTTAATTCTTAGTTCCATTAACTCTGTTTGATAGGCAGCCAAAAACATTTCCCCAATTGCTTCGTGAAGCTGGGTGACTTTTTTTCTTTCCTTAATGATTTGATTAAAGTTGCTAGTTAGTGCTGTATTTATATTTTTACCATAAAGCTCTTTGACCCTCTGTAAAAACACTAACTCTAACTTCGTTGAAAACATAAAATCTAAGTGCTTTGCACCATCCGTTGGGATAGTTAAATCTGGGTCTCCAGACAGAGCCCGTAAATGATTAATGATGACACCCAGTTCGCTGTTCTTAGCTCCTGTCACCTTGCCATTTTTAATAATGCTCGTGTCTTCTATTTTTTTATAGACTGCATTTATTGCTTTATTTAGAAATGATGCTGTTCTTGATTTTACCCCTGCTCCATAAACGAACTGAATTACAGTGTCTTTGGTGTCTTCCCTATCTCCTTTGCTAACAGTGCCTACTTCTTCTTCGCTCTCTTTGCTCAATGAATCTTTAACAAAACTTTCGACAAGGCCACTTACTGCTAGTAGTTCGGCGTACTTTCTTTGTTCTGTTGTGCTCTCTCCTCCAGAGATCGCCTCAGTATTGGATTTTGCAAGCGCCACACTTAGTGTGTTAGTAACTTCCTTTTGTACTTTTGTAGCAACGTCCTCATATACATCCAAATTTGCAGGTGAGGAAAGGAAATCATTGGCACTTTTAAAGTCACTCCCAGGCTCATACAAACCAGTTTGATTCATTACCTTAGTGCGTGTCCCACCTTCTGTCTCGCCAGATTCATTATATCCTAATTGAATATTAGCATGTGCAACACCATTATTTCTACCATCTATCTCTATACTAAGAGAGGTTATAAATTTACCCGCATTAGCCACTTTAGCTGCTATATCTTCTTGGGTTGCTTCATATTGTGCATATGCAACTAATCCAGATAGCCCTGCAGCACCTTTACCTAGTTTGGTAATCGAGGTTGACACAGCATCTAATTGCTTAATAGACATTGCTCTATTTGGATTCCTGTAGTTATCCTTTAATATAGCCAATGCTGTTTTTAACTCTTTACTCTTAGTTACATCATGCAACTCTTGAATCACATCCGCATCATTGCTCTGCTTAGTGTTAACCCCTAACACTTCTGCAATACCTAACAAAAACACTTGTACATTGCTAACGTCTTTGGCGGCTGTGCTTGTTAAATCCATTTCGGTTTCTGCATCACTCACAGACACCATTGCTCTAGCAGCTTTGTTAGCTTGAGGATTCATAATGGTTTCTTTGATTCCCACACGAGCATTAACCCACACATCGTGTGTAAAAAAGAACTCAGTATTGAGCTTATTTGGGTTTTCCTCAAGTGTGGTAACAAATGTATTCATTCCATCTAGGAATCTACGAATCTCTTCATTTTGCGCTCTAACAGCCATTCTACGGGAAACATGTAAGTTGCTTAGATTTTCTATACCACCAAGCATTCTAAATTGCATATTCAAGGGAAACTTCATAAAGGCTCTATGTGTATCATTAAGCTGATGCTTTTGTTGGCTGTGTTTATAAAGAATTTCTCTTATATAATTAGGAACAGGCAACCCGCTGTTGCCTAATGTTCGAGCGATATTCTGCATGAATGGTGGCTTAAGTGAGGGTGCTTTAGCGGATTTAGATAACCCAAACAGATTAGAAAAGGCGTCCGACCCAAGCTTATAGTTGTCAATATACCCTTGCACGGCACTACTTACGACTTCTGTATCACTGTCCGCCTCTGTCTCACCTATTTTCTTAAATTGACTGGCTACACGTATAAATCTTCTTATCCCTATTCCTGCGAATTTTGGGTCAGGCACAGCTGCAAGAGTGAGATCCGAAGTTTCATCATTAGTATCAATACCAATGGCCTTGTTAAACCTAGCTGTTAGGTCAGAGATATCCTTTCTAGCAACACTATTCATTTCTAACAAGTTACTTTGTAACCCGGCGTTTAACATTAATGCTCCGAGTGCTTGAGCAGTTTTACTTTCAAAGGTTTCTCCTGTACTCTCTTTAGGGCTTAAACCCAAAGATGCTAATGCATCCATACCTAGATTTTCTGCTGTCGTAATAAAGGATGTACCCTCTTCACCAACTAAATCATACATTTCATCTGTTGGAGTGAGTTTAGATTTTCTAATTCCGAATATTTGTTGTACATCTGATTTAGTACTGCGGAGCGTGCCCTTACCAAAAGTACCCATCCATCTGTATAACACTGCATTTAATTGGGTAATTACATTTGGATCCATCAAATCAATACTTGGCTTATCTTTTCCTATCAGGCTATCGGCCTTTTCTGTGTAAAACAATTGTATTACATTGCCTCTTTTGAACTCTCTTTGTTGCTCATCTTTAAAAGGCTCAAGCAAAGGAAGTACAGTTTTACCATCCTGCACTGTTTCAATTGTGTAAATGTCGGTCATCTTTTTATTAAATTCTAAAAAGTTCTCAACCATTTTCAGCTCTTTTTTATTTAGCTGAGGATTAAGCTTCTCTACATTACCTTCTACTCTTGTAGCCCAGTTCCTAACTGTATGGAGTACATTTGAAAATAGCTTTGTATCAGACTTAGGTCGCTTATTAAATAGATTGCCTAGAGCAGTACCTCTACTTTTAACAGGAGAAT